ATCCTTGCGGAAATCAACAGAGAAGTTGTAAGAACTATCTACATCAACGCTGAAAAAGGTGCATCTGCAAACACAGGTACAATCAATACTACTACAGAAGGTATCTTTGATTTAGATACTGACTCAAATGGTAGATGGTCTGTTGAGAGATTCAAAGGCTTAATGTTCCAAGTGGAAAGAGAAGCTAATGCTATCGCTCAAAGAACAAGAAGAGGAAAAGGAAATATCCTAATTACTTCTTCTGATGTTGCTTCTGCTCTACAAATGGCTGGTGTATTAGATTACACACCTGCACTTAACAACAATCTAAGCGTTGACGATACTGGTAATACTTTTGCTGGTGTATTAAACGGTAGATTTAAAGTGTACATAGATCCATATAGTGCAAACCAAGCTGCAAGTCAATACTTTGTAGTAGGTTATAAAGGTACTTCACCTTATGACGCTGGTATGTTCTATTGTCCATATGTACCACTACAAATGGTAAGAGCAGTTGGCCAAGACACGTTCCAACCAAAAATTGGTTTCAAAACTAGATATGGTCTAGTTGCAAACCCATTCGCAGAAACAGGTGCCGCTTCAGGTGCAGTAACTGCAGTGAACGATGCTGGTTCAGCAAACTCAAACAGATACTACAGAAGAGTACAAGTTGCAAACTTGATGTAATCTGTATTACATATCTTAAAAAAGGCGGGGCCTCAAAACCTCGCCTTTTTTGTATCTACTAAATAACACTATGAAGAAAATTTTAATTCAATATCTTTACATATTCATCATAACACTTATAATGTTATGTGTGTTTATATCAGTAAACGCATGCGAAGTAGAAGAAGTAAAAGATGAAAAATTACCAATATGTGAAGAACTACAAGTATCGACAGAAGAAAATCCTTGTAAAAAAGAGTACCAACCTAGTATTAATGAAATAAGTGATGCTTTAGAGAAACTAGGCAAGTCAGGAACACTTCCTAAATAACATATAAATAGTAATATGACTGTTACAAACTCTTTATCACGTCAACCAACAAAACTAGATTATGCGTCACCAACGCAGTTTAAGTTTAGTATTATCAAATTACCTAAAGTAGAATATTTTTGCACTGCTGTAAACGTACCTGGTATTACACTTGGAGGTGCTTTATCACAAGCAACACCATTAAAAGATGTACCTATACCTGGTGATAAGTTAACATATGAACCATTACAAATGACTTTTTTAGTAGATGAAAATTTAGAGAACTTTCAGGAAATACACGGTTGGTTAGTTGGTCTAGGTTTTCCAAGAGATCATAACGAATTTAGAGATTTAGTTTCATCTGGTAATGATAGATTTCCAGCAAAAAATCAATCTATAAGTAATGAAATAGGTAAAGTTAAATATGGTGCTGCGAATACAGGTGGTACATATTCTGACGCTACTTTGACAATATTATCAAGTAAAAATAATTCAGAACTAGAAGTTAGATTTAGAAATATGTTTCCTACAGGATTAACAGGGTTACAATATAATCAACAAGCGGCTGATGTAGATTATCTAACTGCTACTGTTTCGTTTGAATATGAGATATACGATTTTGCTACATCAGGGTCGTCAACAACAAGTATAACTACATCATAGTCTTTACTTTTTAAGGCTTTTGTGATATACTATATAGAATGGAGTTATTATGACATTAGAAGAATTACAAATACAGGCTGACAAAGACCTTAAAATAAATGATACTGAACTAGATTTAGAATCATTAAAAACACCTCAATTACACAATCAATATTTAAAACACTTAACAAAGTATAAGTTAATGTTAAGTAGAAGTGAAACAGAATACAATATTATGAAACGAGAAAAGTGGGAATACTATACAGGTAAAGCAGATCCTAGCGTTTACGCAGAAAAACCATTTTCATTTAAATTACTTAAAACAGATGTTGACAAATATTTAGAATCAGATATTGATTTACAAAAATTAAAACAAAAAGTAGATTACATACAAACAACAGTAGATTTTTTAGACAGAACAATTAGACAAATATCAAACCGTGGTTTCACTATTAAAAATGCTATTGATTGGCGTAAGTTTACTAGTGGCGCTATCTAATGTTTTTAGACCCTATTCATTTTATTAAAGAAGAAGCCTTTTCAAAATCTTTTTGTGAAAGGATAATGAACATTGGGTATAAAAAGAAGTTAGAATTAGCAAAAATACAAGACGGTAATCAAGTCAATCGTAAATCACACGTCACATTTATACAAGATAAAGATATAGAAAGTGAAGTTACAAAAGTTGTTAATGAAGCAAATGTAACAACAAAATGGAACTTTTTATTAAGAGAGTTTGAGCCATTACAATACACCGTTTATAATGTAAGAGATCATTACGACTGGCACATAGATAGTCACGGTAAACCTTATAAAAATAATCTAATAAGAAAATTAAGTTTTACCATTTGCTTAAATGATGATGAAACATTAAACAATAATTACACAGGTGGCGATTTTGAGATTTGTTTGCCACACCCTTATCATAACAAAAACAAATATTTTAGATTTAGAAAAGTATTCAAACAAGGTACAATCATAATATTCCCATCACATATCTGGCACAAAGTACACCCTGTAGTATCAGGTACACGAAAAGTATTAGTCGGTTGGGTCGTTGGAAAATCTTTCGTATAAGTAATCTTATGACCACAACCAGATATATCATCATAGATAAAGTAAACGAAGTCTATCTCAAAATAGAAGCAGACGCTGATATTCGTAGAGAGATTGGTGAGTTTTTTACATTTGAAGTACCTGGTTTTAAGTTTATGCCTCAATATCGTAATCGAGTTTGGGACGGTAAGATACGATTATTTAATTACGCCAGTGGTAAAATCTATGCTGGTTTATATCCTTATATTAAGAAATGGTGTGAAGACAATAATGTACAAGTTGTTGACGGAACTAAAATACAAGATACAAAAGTTGATGATATTAAACTAGATAATCTAATTAAAGCATTAAAGTTACCATTTGAAGTAAGAGATTATCAAAGAGAAGCGTTTAAGTATTCTGTACAAAAAGATAGATGTTTACTCATATCGCCTACAGCATCTGGTAAATCTCTCATAATCTATCTTATGTTGATATTTAATCTATTACGACTGAAAGATACTAAACAGGACAAGATCCTGATTATAGTGCCCACTACATCGCTTGTAGAACAATTATTTAAAGACTTTAAAGACTATGGTTATAATAGTGAAAGAAATGTACATAAGATATATTCTGGCCACGAAAAAGAAACAAACAAAAGAGTTATAATATCTACTTGGCAATCTGTATATAACTTACCTAAAAAATGGTTTGAACAATTTGGTATGATTATTGGTGATGAAGCGCACTTGTTTAAAGCTGTTTCATTAACTAAACTAATGACTAAATTAGAAAAATGTAAATATAGAATTGGTTTGACAGGTACACTAGATGGTACAAAAACACATAAATTAGTATTAGAAGGTTTGTTTGGTACAGTCAATAAAGTAGTATCTACAAGTGAACTTCAACAAAAGAAACAACTAGCAGATTTAAAAATTCTGTGTTTAGTATTACAACACGATCAGACAGCTCGACATTTTTTAAAAGATAAATCGTACCAAGAAGAAATGGATTATTTGGTTTCTAACGAAAAAAGAAATAAATATATAAGGAATCTTTGTCTTTCTTTACAAGGCAATTCTTTATGCTTATTTCAATACGTTGAAAAACACGGTGAGATTCTTAAAGAACTAATCGAAGATAAAGCACAAGATAGAAAAGTGTTTTATGTACACGGAGGTGTAGATGCTGATGTTAGAGAAGATATTAGAGCGATTACTGAAAAGTCAGATAACGCTATTATTATTGCTAGTTATGGCGTCTTTTCCACTGGCGTTAATATTAGGAATCTCCACAACATTATTTTCGCAAGCCCTTCTAAATCTCGTATTAGAAATTTACAATCTATTGGTCGTGGCCTTAGGTTAAAAGATGACAACTCATCTGCAACTTTATATGATATTGCTGATGATATATCATACAATGATAAAACAAATTACACGCTTCAACACTTTAAAGAAAGAATAAATATATACAATGAAGAAGATTTTAATTATGAAATCCATAACGTGGAGTTAACAAATGACAAAAGAAGCAGTTAGTCCAGTAAAGATAATTAAGCTTGTTAATGGCGATGATATAGTTTGTTCACTTCCAAAAGAACAACTAACAGATAAATCACCCTTATTAAGAATCACAAAACCACTTCAAGTTAAGTATGTTCCTCAACTTACTCCACAAGGTATAAAAGATTATGTGGCTTTAATTAAGTGGACTGGTTATTCTAAAGATCAGATTGTAACTATCGCAAAAGATAAAATAATGACAATCACAAATGCCACCGACTCAATGACAAAGAGCTACCACCATATTGTAAAAGATTATGATAAAGAAAATCTTAAATCGCTTGATAATACAAAGTATCAAAAAGAAAGATTAAATGATGATGTAAACAAAGAAATAAACGAGATATTTGACGAGTATGAAGATGAGGAGTTTGATGGAACTTATAAAAAGACTCTACACTAACTTATAGTATCCTCTATTAACGCTCAACACGCTTCATTATATACACTTTTCGTCAAAAGTCAACGCTGATTTGAAATGAAAAAAAGTGAATGGATTATAAAAGTAACTTATAATAGTGATAATTGGAAGAAATATTGTGAACTTACTTACCCCTTTAAAGGCACTCCTAAAACACTCGAAAAAAGAATTTGGAAACACTATAATGAAAAGTATGAAAACTATGGTAAGGCAGAAGCTGTAGTAGTAGAATTAATTGTAGATTAATCTGCTCAAAACATTGACATTTTGAAAGGAATGTAGTATATTATAATTATGGCAGCAAGAAAAGAACATTACGTAAATAACAAAGATTTTTTAGAGGCGATGAAAGCCTACAAAAAAGAAGTAAACAAAGCGAAAAGAGAAAAACGAGAAAAGCCACCAGTGACTGATTACATTGGTAGTTGTTTTTTAAAGATTGCAAATCACTTATCTTATAGACCTAATTTTATTAACTATACTTTTAGAGATGATATGATTAGTGATGGTATTGAAAACTGTTTACAATATTTGGACAATTTCAACCCAGCGAAATCAAGTAACCCTTTTGCTTATTTTACTCAAATAATTTATTATGCATTTGTAAGAAGAATACAAAAAGAAAAAAAACAAACTACTATTAAACATAGATT